TGGGCTGGAGCTTCGTCCCCGCCTGGCTCGCGCCGAACAGGGTCGTCTCATACGGCTGCTCGAAGTTTGCGGGCGCCGTGGTCGCGGGATTGTACACAGCCAGGGCCGAATGCAACGCGAGCCCGATGATGTTGCTGTTTGCGCCGTTCGCGGCCTCCTGCGCCGCGCCCGCGCTCACGACGAGGATCGCGCCGTCGAAGAACGTCTGCCCCGACGCGATGGTGTACGCGACAACCTCCGGCTCCCAGTTCGACCGGGGGCCCTGAGCGACCTGCGCCTTCATGACAGGCCATGTGTTCGCCATAGATCGTCACTCCTTTTATCGTCCGTACTGCTTCTCGACGGTGATCTGGGCTCCGACTGCGTGGCCGACTCTCTCGCCCTCGGATCGGAACCAGTTCTCCTGATGCACGAGCCTCTTGAGAGCCCGCGCCTTCGGCTCCTCGTACATCTCGTCGGCGTACTGCTTGGGGATGCGCACGAGGATGTGCCGGTACCACCACACGCGGTCGTCCGTGCCCTCGTGGGTGACGAGGTCTCCGGCCGCGTTCAGGTCGTCCTTGCCGAGAGGCTGATACAGGCCCGCGCGGATCCGCGCCTGCGTCTCGGGGTCGTCGGCGAGCGGCCAGGCGTAGACGTACTTGTCGGGCTCGTACTTCTTGAGAATTTTCTCAAACTGCACGAGCGCGTCGCCCCGGTTCTTGAACGCGGGGCGCGCCTCGATGTACTCGCGGGCGTTGATCGCTTTCCCGCCGGGCAGAACAACGATCTCGCCGGGGTCGGAGACGGACCTCTGGCGGCGGACCTCCAGGGCCGCCTCCAGCTCCGCCTTCGCAAGCCTTTCGCTGTTCGAGAGAGTCTGAAGCTTCTCGGTCTTTGTCTCAGGCATCCCGCCTCACCTTTCCGAGCGAGGCGGGTGCCATGCACCAGCCTCGCTACTCGCTGCTCAGAAGCTCATCGAGCTCTTTGTCTTCGAGCCCCCCGAGCCGCGCGACATCCCGAATTGCCTCCAGGGTCTTCGCGTCGGCCTGCGGAGCCCGTCGTTCGGCCGTCCCTCCCGGAGCTCCCCCCGTCCCGCCCATCACGGGCGGCGTCTGCTGAGGGAGCTTCACGCCCCGTCTCTGGGCGCGATCCAGGCTCTGGGCGTAGGCGATGCCCATCGCCGTGAAGAGGATCTCGCCGAGCACGCGGTCGAGCTGCGCGGGGTCCATGCCGTCGAGGTGCCTCTGAGCCACGAGGCGGTCGAAGTAGGTCTCGACGCTTGCGAAGAAGGGGACGGAGGAGCGAGCGCGACTCTTGAAGCCCTCGATGCTCTGCCGGAGCGCGAGCTGCTTGACAGGACCGAGCGCCTTCTCCAGCGCGGCCGTGACGGCGGCCTGCGAGGTCATGAGGGTCGCGGCGAGGGGGTCCTGCTCGTACAGCCGCTGCCACTGCTCCCGCGCCTTCTCCAGGTCCGCTGGTTGGGGCTGAGGCTGGACCGGCTGAGGAGCGGGCTGAGGCTGCGGAGCGATGTAGCCGCGCGCGAGGGCTGCTCGGATCTCGTGGATCTTGGTCGGATCGCGCTCCAGCTCGTCGGCGAGGGCATCGAGTCCGAGCTCGCGGTAGCGTCGGACTTGCCGCTCGACCTCACGGAAACGTGCGAGGGGAACGACCTTGCTATCCGGTTCGCCAGACTCCGCCGTCGGAACTCCTGACACGGCAGGCTCTGACGTCCTTTCCCCTTCCTCACCCGTCGGTGCAGCAGGCGTCGACGCCGGGGACTCGTCGAGGAGAGGTACACCGAACTCGTTCTCAGCTTGCATTGTATCCCACCGCCTTTAAGTTGTCAATAGCCCTGGCAGGGCCCGTCCGGTTCAGTTCTTTTAGCTGGCGGCGCGTCTCCATTACGAATGCCCTCGCAATGAGCGAGAAAGGCCGGCCAGATTTTCCTTTCTGATACAGTTCCCCCCTCGCCCGAAGGTGTTGCGCGACATCCCGAAGGTTGAGGAGCAGACTCGCCTGCGACGTCTTAATCACCAGATATGGGTACAGGCGGGACAGAATGTAATTAGCCGAGTCTCCCGTCCAGAGTGCCATTCGAGTCTCTTTATGCGCCGAAGTAGATCGGCGATTAACTGTGACTCTTGCAAAAAACTTGTCTCTCAACCACTCCATGACCCGCGGGTTCGTGTTTGTTACTCTCAGCGCTGGGCTTAGCGTGCATTGCCGCCCGCCATTCAGATACACAGATCCCTCCCCGTCAATAAGCCCAGCGAGGTATGCCCATTCAGTTTCGGTTATCTCGTCGTATCGAGGCTCTTCAGGAACTCCATCCATCGCGATGACCTCCGACTCTGCAGGTATGACGTGATCTTGCTGAGCCAACGCATCTCGTCCCGTTGCGGAACCATCTTCATGCACATCCTGCACAGCAGCCCTCGGATCTCGCCGTCCTCCGCACGGCGATCCACGGAGAGCCGAGCCTGCCGGCCATCGCGCCCGCAGAGAGCACACACGCCCCGCTGGCGGCGCCAGAGCGCCATGTATTGGTCGTAGCTGACCCGACCCCTCTCGCAGACCGGAGCAACCGCTCTCCTCCAAGCGTCTTCCTGCTCGACACAGGCGCTGCAGAGGCGATACCGCACGCCGTGCTTCGTCAGCGGGAATTTCGCCTCGGGCAGGCACCGCCCGCACAAGCCACAGCGAACGAGAATGTCCGCCTCATTCAAGGAGGTCGGTCAGCTCCTTCGGGAGACGCGCGTTCGCAAGCTCGTAGAGCGAGACCATCATCGACTTGGTCTCGCGGAGCATCGCAATGTACGCCGCCCTCTGGCGGTCGTCGAGCGAGTCGTTCGTCAGGAGGCTCCGCCGGCACCGCGCGAGGACGGGGGCCACGATGTTCCGCAGGTAGTACTCCCATCCTGGGTGCCCAATCAGGTCATCGAGAATGTGCCGGACCTCGCGAACGGCCGCCTCAGCCACCGAGCGGCCCCCCCTGGATCCCTGCGAACGGGCTCACGCCCTGCTGCTGCTGCGCCGCCTTCTTGGGGCGGCGTCGTCCTCCGGCCGGAGCTCCTCCGGGAGCGCCGCCTCCGCGCGCGCCCATCATGGCCGCCATCTGCGCCATCTGCTGCATCTGCTGCTGCATCGCGGCGGCCTGCTCCTCGGTCCCGATGATGCTGATCGTGTCCTCGATCTCGAACTCTTCCAGGATTCGCTGCGTCATGGCGAACACGCGGCGCATGTCCTGGCGCACGAGCGGGTTCTGCATCATGAGGTTGTACAGGAACAGGAGCTCCTGCCTCCGCGCCTGGCGGTCGAGCGGCGCGCCCATGCCGTTGATCCCGATGTCGTAGCCGAGCGACAGGATGTCCTTGCCGATGGTGACCTCGCGCGTCGGCGCGCCGGGGATCGACACCGACATCTGGTCCGGCCCGTACTGCAGGGTCAGCTGGTGCGTCTGGTACGCGCACTCGTGGAGCGCCCTCTGGAGGCGGCTCGCCATGAGCGCCATGCGGATCGTGACGGCCGCCGCCACGAGCTGCATCTCGTACTTCGTGCGCCGACCTCCCGGGGCCTGCCCGACCATCTGGTCGGAGAGCCCCAGGAGCTCCTTCGCATAGTTGTTCAGGAGCAGCTCTTCTTCCCAGGACGACTGCGGCACGTCCGGGAGCTGCATCATCTGCAGGTCCGTGACCTGCCCCACGTTCCAGATCGTGCCCGGTCCCCAGGGGCGCGCGCTGTTGTCCGGAGACGCGCCCGCCGTGCGCAGGAGCGGCGGAGACAGGCGCAGGTCGATCTCGTCGCGCCGCTGATTGTGGATCGCGTTCAGCTCGATCTGGATCCCGTACAGCCGCTCGCACGCCGAGTAGCCGTAGAATCGGTTGGGGCGCTCCATCGGAGAGAACGCGACGAACGGCCTGCGCCCGTGCGCATAGGGGTAGGCGTGCGCGCCGAGGAGCGTCTTCGTGTACTCGTGGAAGTAGAGGACGTTCTCCTCGAAGATGCCGTCGCCATCGAGGTCGAACTCGCGGGTGTGGATCCGCCAGACCTTGAAGTAGGACGCCTGCTGGCGCTTCCCCAGGATCTTTGTCTCGGCCGACGGAGAGACATCGACCTGCCCGCCCATCGTGTACGTCTCCGTGTGCTCGTCCTGCGGCAGCTCCTCCTGGCCATTGACCGTGCGGATGACGTACTCGACCTTGTCCTTCCACAGCGTTTTCGCGCGCGCCATCGCGCGGAGGTCGGCTTCCGACAGGTACATCACGCGGCCGACCGACGGCGCCTCCTCAATGGAGCGAGCCCACGCCGGGAACAGGTAGAAGTCGCGGAGCTCGACGGGCGTCCACCGCACGTCGTTGTACTCCTCGATCTCGACGGGGCGCACGATGCGCTCGGTCACGGGATTCCCCTCTGCGTCGAGCACCGGGATGCCCGTCTCCTGATCGACCACGGGGGCGTCGAGCACGAGGTTCGCCACCCGGACCTTCTTCTCCCACAGGATCTCCATGACCGCCGTGCCGTCGCGGAGACCCATATGCACGAACTGGTAGATCGCGTTCACCCAGTCGTTCTTGATGAGCTTCGTGTTGTAGAAGCGCTCGACGAGGTAGCTGTGCTGCTCGGCCTGCGGCGAGAGTCCCTTGACCGCGAAGAGGCGCGGCGCCACGACCAGCTGCATGAGACGCGAGACGGCGGTGTCGAGCTGGGTGGCAGTAAGCGGAACGAACACATTCGACGCCGACGGCCACGGCCAGTCTCTCTGCTGGACGCGCATGTTGTACTGCGCTTCCCAGAGATCGAGGTTACGATCAAGCGTCTCGCGCGCGGAGGTTCCCTGCGCGACCATGAGGTCGAGCGTCTGCTCCAGCTTCGACCTCAGATCTCCGGAGATGCGCGGCGTGTAAAACTCCGCGCGCGTGGAGTCAGGATCGTGGAATTGCTGGGTCTCAGGCATCTACTTGTTCGCGGGGTGCCGAGGGCGGCCGCGCCTCTTCTTTCTCTTGTGCGGATACTTCCCTCCGTGCGCCTGCTCTTTACGGCGTTCGCTCAGGAAAATGGCCGTCGCCTGGGCACGACTCTTTACCTTGGGGCCGTGCTTACTCCCCGACCGCAGTGTTCCCCTCTTGAATTTCTTCCACACGTCCTTGCTCGGCATCGCCCCGCACCTACCGGATCGCCTTCGGCTTCTTCAGGCGGTACCGCTTCGTCCGCGCGCCGATCCCCGTCCCAAACTTCCTGATCCCCTTGGGGCCGCGCACGCGGATCCGAAGCCCTGTCCGGAGCTTCGGGAGCTTCGGTCGCAGTGAAATGAACTTCGCCATCAGAAGATCCCTCCTACGCCCGAGCTCCCCGTGCTCGGAGCGACGAATGGGCCGCCCGCATACGCCGTGTCCGGCTGCGGCGCTGGCCTGCGCGCTCGCTTCGGCGCGACCTTCTTCGTTCGCTTCGGAGCGCGCACGACGACGACCGTCTTCTTCGCGCGCTTTCGACCCGCCTTTCCCTTCCCCTTCTTCTTGTGCGCCACCTACGCACCTCCCGTCTGGGTTGGTGTATCCTGCTTGGCGTATGCCACGAGATCATCGACAAGGCGGTCAAGGAGCGCGCGGAGCCGCATCTCCCCCATCGCCTGAAGCCTCTGCCCGAATCCGGCGATCACGAGGCCGTCAAAGGCCGGGGGAACGCCGAGGTCGGACAGGATCGCCTTCGCATCGCGGAGCGCCGCATCCCTGTCCATGGCTAGTGGAAGATGACGCGGCCCGCGATGACGAGGTGCTGCGACAGCCACGCCGCGAGCCCGAGAAAGATCAGAAGCCAGATCATGGTATCCTCCCTCCTCCCACGAGAGCGACATAGAGAAGTGCCGGAAGCACGAGAAAGATCAGAAGCCAGACCACGGTGCCGTTCCCCCGATCAAAAAGACATAGAGGATCGCCGCCGCAAGGTTCACCGCGAACACAACGACCGCGATCCACGCGAGCATGAGGAGCGCATCCCGCACGTCGCGGCGCAAGCGCATCCTACTTCCCCTTCTTCTTGAACGGTCCGCCCGGAACGCTGTAGTGACCGACCTTGCCACCGCGGACCCATCCCTGGTGCGTGTTCTTGGGCTTCAGCTCGTGCCCACCCTTGTGCGCGCCCTTCTTCGCCACCGTCCGTCCTCCTTTCGGCTGGAATGTGCGGGGGCGGAGCGAGACCAGGGCGGGGAGCCCTGAGAGACGGGCCTCTGTGGCGGCCAGCCCATCGAGAGGAGAGAATCCACGCTACCGCCCCCGACCAGCATCGATGTGAGCGGTCGACATCCCCGCCGTAGGTAAAGTATATGCCTTCCGAGAGGCGGGTGTCAAGTCATCCTCCTTGTCATCCTCCTCGACCCATTTCTTCCAGACCTCCTGGGGGGGCGCCACAATCGCCATGTGCTGCGCGAGGCTGTCCAGGAGGTCGTCGTGCCGAGTCTCCGGCCAGTCCTCCAGCTCCTGATAGAGGTCAGACAGGCCGCGCCGCAGGACGATCTTCCCCGCCCGCATGAGCGGCTGAAGGGCGTTGATCCGCTCCGCCTTCGTGCGCCGCCGCGACTCCGTGTAGGGAATCACGGCAACGCCCCCCAGCCCTTCCTCACGGAGGCGGTCCACGAGCGCGGCCCGGTACAGCACCTGCGCGGATGTCGCCTCAATCGCGACGCGGCGCAGGCCATACCTCCGAATGTAGTACACGAGCGTATCGAGCACGGTCGCCGGGCCCGCCTTGAGACGGGTCGCCTCCAGCACGTACCACGTCTTCTCGCCGTCGACGGCCACGACCGTGATGCCTGTGTAGTCCGCCTCGGCCGAGGTCGAGTACGCGGGGTCGACCGCCATAGTGAGCGCGACGGGGAACGACGCCTCCTCCGTCGTGAGCACGGGGAACGGGTAGGGATCGACCTCGCCGTCGAAGAACCGCCACCAGCGCCGCGGAAAGATGCGGGCCGACTCCTCGATGGGCGAGTTCTCGTACCAGACCGCGTAGTACTTCTCCTCCAGCTCGTCCCGCTTCTGCCGGAGGAACTCCTCCGTCAGCCGCGACGGGAAGTACAGAGAGCCGTCGGGGAGGTAGGCCGAGCGGATGAGCGTCACCCACTCGCGCTTCCCGAACTTCTTCTCGCGCGCCTCGTCCTGGCGCAGGATGTGCCCGTAGACATCGTTGTTGTGCCAGCGCGTCCCGATGATGAGGAGGACTCCGCCCGGCTCCAGGATCGGGTAGAGCGTCTGCACGTAGCGGTGGACCGACCGGATCGTCGCGTCGCTTGTGATGTTCTTCTCGCTGTGCAGGTCGTCGCAGATGATCACGTCGTAGTGCCCGCCGACCTTCGGGCGGTTGACCCCCGCCGTGTCGATGGACGGCTCCTTGATCGGCTTCGTGCGCTGCGGGATGAGGATCGACTCCTCCGACCACTCGGGCGCGCCCGTCACCCAGTCGCCCACGAAGTCGCGCACCGCCTGATGGTACTGGAGGTACGCCTGGATCTCCTGGAGGTAGTCCTTCGCGATGTCGTGCGTGTGCGAGCTGATGAGGATCCGCAGGTTCGGGTCCCGCACAAGGAGCCAGATCGGAAGCCCGATAGACGCGAGGCTCGACTTGAAGCTACCGCGCGGAACGAGGAGCATCCCCTTCGCCTGCTCGCTCCCCGCCCCCAGCCGCTCGACGAGCCTCTGGAGGAAGCCGCACATCTCGCGGTGGGGCTGCTCCTCCACGTCGAACTTCATGACCTCGCGGCAGAAGGCGAAGAAATCAGTGAGCAGCCTCTGACGACGGCTCGTACTGGCGAGGGTCAATGCCTCGGCTACGAGCGATCTGGAGAAGCTCTCGGATGGCGGCGGCAATCTGCTCATCGGAGTACTCTGTCACCTTCTGCGTGCCCAGGGTCTCGGCCATTTTCTCGAACCGCTCGTAGGTCTTCTGAAGCTCCTGCGCGGCCGGGCGCACAATCTTGTCGTAGTACCGCAGCCCTATCGCGCGCAGCTTCGGGTCCTCGCTGTTCAGGAACTCCAAGCACACCTGCGCCGCGCGGTCCTGGATCTGCGTGAACATCATGAAGTTCCGGCCCAGGAGGCGCGCGAGGAGCATCTGGACGCCCCGGTTCTTCATGAGGTCGTCCGTGTTCTTGCCCACCTGCGCGGGCGAGTACTCGGCCGCGAGGTACGCGCGGCCGATGCTCCCGCGCCGGATCTCTCCCTTGCCCGCCTGGATCTCGCGCACGAGGTGGGCGGCAAAGCAGATGCGCTGGTCCGTCACCCCGAGGAGCCGCAAGGTCGCGAGCTCTCCAGGGAACAGCTGGCTCTTAATTTCTTCGACGAGGGCGAGGTTCTCGGGCTTTGTGAGCATGGAGCTGC